GCTCTACGGAGCGGGGGAACTCAATTGGGTAATCTTAGGCTTAACCCGACCTTAGTGCTCTACGGAGTGGGGAAACTCAACAGGGGAGTGGGGACTATAATGCTCTGCTCGTAAATCTGAGGCTTAACCCGACCTCAGTGCTTCAAGGAGTGGGGAAACTCGATAGGGGGGTGGGGACCATAATGCCCCTTGGCGTAACTATGTATGGGAGATAACGGGCGTCTTCTTTTGACGTTACGCTGGCATGTAAATTGACATGGCCCATTTCGATAACAACATGACATGATACTTATAAGCAGTGAACTCCAGTCGCCTGAAAAGATAGGGGAGTGCGTAAAGCGACACATGTCGGTGTTATCATTTAATCACCGACTATCCGGTTCGACGGCGAGTAGCAATACTCTTCCCACCGTTGGATCTAGAATCTGGGAATTTTGCATTTCCTGTGGGAGAAAATTTAAAATCCTATTCAATTGGGTAGGGCAGGCATCACCGTGTTTTTGGGAGTTGGTCACTCTCGAGAATGCGCGACGTGCTTGTCTTTTGGTTGCCGTGGCGGTAACCGTTCGGGGTGTGTATCGGTGGACACTATCTCGACGTTCTCGGATTGGTTCGAGGATTAGAAAAGTCATTGACTTGAGTGAAGAGGCAATGTTACAACGAACTATTGTTAAGGTCCAGTACGCTACTGAGTATTCTGGTTTGACTTTCACTAAGATTGGCAAACTATTTGACGAGGGGTGCATATTGATCAGACATGATAGCAGAGTTGAAAATCAGCAGTCTTTGGAGCTGACAGCTAGGGAGTGGTATGAGACGACTTCACTGGACATTCCAAACCAGGATGTGATAACAGAACGCGACACTGTTGGCCACCTGAGGAGTGGAACTGGTATAGTTTTCCGAGGGACTTGGCACGCAATTTGGAGTAAACCACCACCTGTTTCCGCAGGGTTGTGGGATCTCCAAGGGAAGGCACAGAAGATATCTTATGATGTAATCTACCTGGGTCGGACCTGTAATCGTCGCAAGATTGAATACAGTTGCGCTGTGGACCACGGTTTAAGTAGTGGTTGGATCAAATTTTTCTATGAAGAGAATGATAGTGTTTTCAATTTCGTAAGACTTTGGAAACGCATTGATTGTTTTCTGAATAGATTGGGGTATGATCACATTCTCATGAAGCCACCTGGTTGTTGGTTGCCCATTTGGGTGCCCGATCCCAAGACACATATGTCTCTTTACTTAGAAAATCATCGAATTAAAACGATTGCAGATAAAATCGCCATTACCATGCGCTCTGATGGTAGCTGGAATGAGAACGTGTTTCTGACCACTTACAGGAATACGGTCTCAGGCAATAGCCAAGTCAGCATGGGGCATCAACTTTCCGACGTAGCCATGAGCAATTACCTACCGAGGGTACGAAAGGAAGTTATGAACCGCAGAGTAGTAAGCAGTGATCGAGAGTGACTCATTGGGCAACGTTGGGCATCTCAGTGCCTTGCTACCCCTAGGATGCACTGGCCAGTTTTCGACAAAGGAGTTGTTGAAATTGAGGGTCTGACGTTGCACTTTAGAAATAGACCTCTTAGATCATTGAATAAGTTTGTGGGCCCGGCTAGCGTAGTCGGGCAGTGGAGCTGTTTTAACTCATCATCGCACAACATGTTCATCGGGATAGTAAATAGAGTCCTGATGATCAAGAATCCCGGGTTTTCGTACGACGAGCTTTTAGGTAAGTACCATTGGCTCAGAAAACGATTAATCGATTTTCTTGAAATTCGACCTATGGAAAACTTGGAGAAATCTGAGTTCTTTCACAGTAAGAAGCTTGTTCCAGTGTGGTACGGCGACGTATGGAGCGTGGGGAAGCGGTTAGCTCGTGTGGTTAAGGTGAAGAAGATCACTCCAGAGGAGTTTGTGGAAAGCAGACCTAAGGGTAAATACCAGGTCTATGCTGAAGCACTCCAGGAGTTGATTGATAATAGGAAACTTGCGCCAAAGGATGTGCATGTTAACATTTTTGTGAAATGGGAACTAGTGCAAACTGCGGACAAGGACCCTAGAATTATATCACCAAGATCACCGAAATATAACATACTCCTTGGTCAGTACATCAATAAACGTAATGAATTGGCCATTTACAAGGGTATAGACGCTTTATGGGGAGAAGAAACAGTGTTTAAGCATTGTACCTTGCCAGCGATGGCACGGCAGATAGTAAAGAAATGGAATTCCTTTTCTTGTCCAGTGGCGGTAGGGCTGGATGCTAGCAGGTTTGACCAACATGTGTCGGAGTACGCATTAGATTATGAGCACTCAGTTTACAAGAGATTGTTTCCTGGGAATCGTGAACTTTATGACTTACTTCGATGCCAACTTGTGAATTATTGCAAGGGTAAAGGTGATA